CCGATGATGTAAGTATGGCCCAAATAGAGAGCGCCAACACGGGAAAGCATAACGCTGACCCCATTGGTGCAAACTTATTCAGGTTGATTACACTCCCATCAGGGAGTTTGGTCGACTGTGACCTGCAGTTCAGTAGGTACCTCAAGAGAGGTTCCGGGAACAGCAAGCGGACTAAACCAACCGTCACACGATCACTAGCCTCTTTGAGGTCTAGTGTAGCGAAACGGCCGTTACGGGACCCAATAAGGGCAACGTTACGGTTTGGCTCTTGGTTAGTGAAGTAGACGTTATCCATAGTTAATGGATGACGTTCTACATGCCGTACCATCGCCTCGCCCAAACCTTGCTGGACCCATTGGAATTCCAATGGTTCACAGGAGATAAGCCGAGGACCGCGTGAGTCTTTCGGGACAAGGATAACCTTGGCCGAAGTCTCCACCTCCTTCAAGAACTCAAAGCTCTTGTAGGAGTCACAGATATGTCCAAGCGACGCCATAAAATAAGCGTCGAAAGGGTATACCTGGTTGACTCGAGGATTAATACGTGACCATTGATACTTACCCCAAAGGCGTTCTCCAGTGGAGACAGCCCCGGGTCCGTGTCTGGGACGTATATCAGTCGGGTCGAAGCATCGGAAAAGCTCATAGAGCAGTCTCCGGGCTTTACGGATAATCTCAGACGCTTCTTTCGGGCTTATGCCTGAATTGAACGTATACTGAGAATCGATGTCAAGATAATCGGCGATGTCGCCGAAAGTCTTGTTGATAGGCGCTAAGTCAAGCTCAGTCTTTACAAACTGATCAATAACTTTCGCTTCGTCAGCAGGCGTATACGGAAGCTCTAGCTTGTAAAACAAGTAGAGAACTTGCCGGATATGTTTGACACATAGCACACATGGTGTTTGAAGAACCATGGCGTCGTCGGAAAAGACACACTGGAAAAGTTCCCCAAGAAACTTGGGAAGCTTAACGGTGGTTGAGATTAAATCCCAGCCAACGGAGTCCAATGATACTTCTCCAGACAAAGCGCGGTCAAACGCTTTGCCAAGACGTGGTAAAGCTTTCGTTAGAAAGCTGATTCCTTCTCGTGCACATCGACTCGCGACCATTTCGGTCGTGAGTTTAAGGGCACGCGGTGTAAACACACTACTGTGTAACGTTTGCACGTCAGACAGTAAGGTGGAGATGATCCGTATATAAGGATCCAGGCTCTTATTGTTATCCATATGGTATAACTCCTAGAGCAACAACTCACCTTACTCTGATCTCTCAACAAACAACTCGACAAGTGCATGCAGACAAGCGTCTGTAGAGGCACGAGCCGAGTCTAATTCAACTAAGGCGCAACCAAGAGTGGAAGCGTTAAAGTTGACGAAGTATCCTCAAAAGGGACAAACTTGGTAACAGTCGGGCTTATAGAGCCGCGATCAATAACAAGGTTGAACCTCTCAAAGGCACACCCAAACCCAAAAAGGGCAAGATGTACCAAGAGGATCAGCGACACAAAAAGAGTCACTGTACTACGGCAATGATTAATGTTCATAGAATAAGCTGGACCAGCCTTACGGCTGACCTAGTGTAACCTATATAGCACTCACAGAGTGCCGTTAATCAAAGCCGCGGACCCAGAGCCAGTACCGTCGAACAGAACAGTAGTCGCCGCGCCAGTTGTGGCGAGGAAACTAATGAGATGAGCGACGGCAGTGGTGATCGACGTAACAGCTGCGATGTTCCCAACTGGGGCATCAACAACTGTATACGCCGCGACGTTTTCGATCTTGCCATCGACCCCCGTAACGGGGACATCGAATCGGACAAGAGAACGACGACGACGAGCCGAGCTAGCACCCGTCTCAAGGTGTGAAACCTTAAGACGATAGGGCTGGGACGGATTTTCACCAGATTTGGCGAAGGTCACGGATCTGTCAAGAGCGGCAATTCGATTAAACTCGACTTCCGTTCCGGCAGAATCCTTAACTTCGTTTGTTGTGAGGTTTGTAGCGAGCATATATGTTGCATTTTCGAATAGCTCAGGTCTTCATCGTTATGATGAGAGATGAACCAAGTATAAACTCGGATGAGTTTATACCGCTCGATCGAATCGAGCTCACTAGCGAGACACCCGCTGGAGTCCTATAATAGGACTTTTCGTGGTACTGTCCCACTTGGCCGTATTGAGCAATCGAGAGTGTAGCATTGCGCTCCACTTTGACTGACCAACCAGCACGCTCTATGTGCGTTACGATTCCCAAGCGCGTCGGCGTGAATTGTGATAACCAAGGCCCAATGCCTAGGACCCAATCCACGACGAAGCTAAACGGAATAGCGTTCCAGATGACTTGCGGCGAAAGCTGCAAGCCAAGATAGTCGGCTAGTCCATGTCTGTAGAGGTCTACAGCATCAGTATCCACTAGTTCATAGTGGAATTCCAATGTTGCTTGGAAGCGGCGGACGTCGTACTTAACGATACGTTCGAAGGTCAATGAGGACGGGTAGCTTGCGCCACTCGTCCCAAGGACCACTTCGTGTGTATCATTAAAAGAACTCAACGTAGCACCAAAGTGCTTAGTTAGAGGACGACGTGCCTCCGCAGTCAACTGCTTTAGTTGACCCTTCACTGCTTCGATCGTATGATCTACTGCAGCGATATCACGTAACATGGGGAGAACGTTAAACTTCGTTTGAAGATTAACGTCCGCCGAACCGCCTAACAGCTGTCGCAAGGTTTCCCTTGTGCCATACTTAGACAAGGACTTCAACTTCTTCCCGAGAAAGATCTCGAGTTGATCGAAGGCCTTAGTAAGGCGAGCATATGTGTGCGGGATAGTCTTCAGGTCCTTTAGCTCAAAAATACTATTTAAGAGCGAAGTACCTGGACGTATTCCTGGCAAGAGTTGCTGAAATGCAACCCCAGCCAGGCCCTCGTCGTCGGCATAAACGCCGCGAACGAGGCCTGCCCACAATTGCTTATGACCCACAAAAGGGCCATAAACAGAGGCGATTACCGCTGGTGCGTTACAAGAGGACCCCAAAAAGTTGGCTTCCCAAACCGCAAGGATTGGAAGGTCAATATTATGGAATCCGACTGCGTCATATGTTACCTTCGTCGTACTAACATTGCTCTCAAGTTTATAATGAGCGCAAGAGTTGAACGAAGACCATGTACCACTATCTCGACCGAAGTCGAGAGTGTAGACGCTATCACTCGCAGGATTATGCTTACCAACAGTATCCAAAGCTTCAAACAAAGTCTGAAGCGATGGGATGTTGTAGCGTGTATCCGTTGTATAACCAGTAGGCGGAACCCTATCAAAAGGGGCCGCAATCCTTCGGGCAAACCCGGTGGAGGATACTGGTTGAGTGTTTTTGGAACGATACGGTAGCCACATAGATATAGTAGTGCGTTTGCACCTGGATAAGCATGTGAATGCGAATCCAAGGGGAGCCCCACAAGGGGCTTC